CGGGAGATGTAACTGCGGGTGCGCCGACGTTGAGATATAATATATCTCTGTTTTTCGTCAGACGCGTCTGCTTTCTTCCCTGCCATGTACAAAGCAGCAGGAAATACGGCAAATGCAGTGGTGTATCGGTGAATGGTGCGAGAGGCTATGGTGTAATAGCCATACCCCTCGTGTTGCATCCGTCTGCGAGAGTGGTGATGGTTAAAATTAACCTCACTCCTCTTACAGATCAGATGACCATCACCGTACCCGTCAGGCCCGCGCAAGATATGAAATTTGCGCGGTAAAAGGGACATAGTCCCGCTTGCTAAAGCGTTATATGCCGGATCTTCTAAATCCCAGTTCCTCCGTCGAACCTCATTACATAATGTGATGAGGACCGCAGGAGATAGCTGCCTTTTAAGCTGAACCGGACGTACATTATGACCTAAGTAATAGTCCTTGCCACATGACTCCCGAAAGGGGCCACTAGTAAAGGACTTTTCTTGGTTGACTGTGAAACCGCAGAGTGTCAAGACGAACTCAAACAACAAAGCGGCGCCTGTGGGGATAATTATATCGTCCCCATAGACTGACACGTTACGGGTGGAAAGTCCTAAGACTTCACACGTCGCACGTGCCAAACACAGGAATATTAACGACTCTAGTTCGAAAGTGTACCCATTACCCATAGAGGAGAACTTGTTGAAATCATAAGTTCGCCCTTCATAGGTGTAGGTAGGTGATCGGCAAGAGTCGAGTAATTCAAACCAAGGTAACGGTAGTAAATCCAACACCAGCATATACGATATCGTATCGCTGGCAGCGGACAGATCGATGGTGGCTAATGAGCCATCAACCGATCCTTTCTTAGCAAGCCATTGATTTCTCTTTTGGCTATTTAAGCTACATCCGTTACGCGCTAGCCGGTTTCGAATAACCTGCCCGATGCCTAACTGAACAAATGAGTTCAGTAAAGGTTCGGTGCAGATAGCCCGATCCGTTTTAGCGTTCTTAGGTACAAAACCTAGTTTCGACCCCGCAACGACAGTAACAGGCACAGTATACCTGATTGTGTCTTCTGTTTCGGGATTAGGTCCACAGTTGCTGTGGAAATTTGACCAGATCGGATATGTTGCTAATATATCCGGGGCCGTCGAAAGAAGGTTCTCCGTAACGGTTAAGTCACAACTTAACTTATCAATAATATCAGTTTTATTATTTGATAGGCCAACGTTGTTTCCAGGGCCGAAACGGCAAGGTATGTGCTCATACGATGGCAGGTTGCCCAATATATTAGAGATTTTACGCGAAGCGGAATGAAGTATCCGCTTTAACACGGGGCTCTCCCAAAGGAGGCCCTCTCTATACATGAACGACCTGTTAGTATGCATACACGCCTTTTCTGCGTCAATGAACTTCCGCTCAGCTACTTTCTTAACATCTATTCCCGTAGGGAGGTCGACGTATTTCTTCAGCAGGGCCACACATTGGTAGTCATGTTTAAACTCATGACTATTAGTGTACCAGTTAGGGTCTACATCTAGTTCAAGGTACTCAGAAACTTCTAAGTACTTCAAGCGTAGATATACCCCTAATGATATACCTGTGTTTACTGCCTCAAGATAGGGTAGCAAAGCATCGGTCAGACTGGAAAAGCCCAAGTCTCGTAGAGCGACATTGAATGAACGCTCCAAATCAGATTTTCTAGATTTGTTCATTTGAACTCCTTACCACACAGGTAAAACTCAGAGACTGAGAATTACCAGGAGGATTAACACGTTTACAATAACAGAACTGATGTGGCAAACTACGACCATATTTTCCGGTCGTTTAAGCCAAAGCAGCCACTTCTTGATTGCTACTGGGTCAAACCCAGCACCAGGTGCCTTATAAATAGGCATTCCGATAGCTACTGGTTAATACCAGTAACCGTCACCAAGAATAGCAGCTTTAACATCAGCATTGGCCAGGGCATTCACGAAGAAAGCCCAAGCATCTGCAATGTCCTCATCGAGAGCATTACCCGGTATCACAACATCAAGTGATAACAGGGCAGTGTAGTCGACTGAGGGTGCCGATCCGTCGGTAGGTGTGGTCAAATGCGGTACTTGAACGCGCAACGTTGACTTATAGTTAGGGTTCTGAGAAGATCCTAACCGTCGTCCAATCGTTAAGCGCTTACGACCCTCATATGTGGTGGCATCTACATACCACTTACATAGAGTGTTTTCAGCACTTTCGGTTTTGAACGTTTGAGCTACAGGTGTAGCTTGACCATCATCGATGGTTAAATCCGCAAAAGTAGTCACGGTACTATTCTCCTATAAGGAAGTTTAAAATATCAGCTAACCTAACGGAAGCTGGACTTGAGTAATGCTAACGATGTAACGGTATGAGACAGGGTAAAAGCCTCGCTAATATGATGCGAAGCAATTGCCTGTCCAAAGGAGGGTACGCTGTAAAGCTTATCTCTCTTTGTGCGAACGTACTTATATTTATAAGTTAAGTTCTCATCATTCCATGAATCGTAAGTAGTGACGCGGAAACGGCCAGAATCGGCACGTCCGTTAATGTCATATGATTCTGTGACGCAGGCGTCCACAAATGTGGTTCCTGCAAAAGCAGTCACAGAGTTAATCCATTCGCCAACTGGAATAAACCAGTCAACGACGAATGAGTACGGGATCAATTCCCATATAACACTCGCTGGATTAACTAGACCTAATGCTGTCATGGCTCTTAACTGCTCGTTAATTACACGTAATCTAACCGTGTATTGATAACGATAGTTCATAGAGCCAGAAACAGATAAATCAGGCATAATTGATGACACTAAAGGGTTCTTCTTTAGCGGGATTACCCGCTGAGAAGCACCCCTAACCACTATATCCGAATCGTTATCTTCAAAACCTTTCTGAAGTAACGCGGTAGCATTGTAGACATCAGAAATGAGTGGTTTCCACCCATACTGAAGTTCTAACCAACGACTCCCAGCTACGTCTGCCACTTTGCCCGCACCATCTTTCAGGTCGCGGACTAATGACTTACGCATCCGGTTTGCCTTCTTTACATCGTTCACTCCTATATCCCGCATTGCGGAGTATACATCACCTCGTTTGAGGTGACGGAATGCCGACGCTAGAGACAGAGCCGTATCCGAGATAAGACCAAAGGTCTTATGGGCCTCAGCAACAGCAACAGCTACTTGAAGATCAGATCCTGGCGCATTTCCGTAAAGGTTACGGAGCGCTCGGGATTTCACCTCAGAGGTATCTGTATACTGTGTGGGGCTTACACGGATGGGTGCAGCAACAATGTCAGTGAAACCCAGGTGGGTTAACACATACCACCGCTTAAAATCACCAAAACTTTGGTGTTCTTCTTTACGATACATTGCATAGTCGTTCATGGGTAGATACCCTTTGCGACCGCTTTGTACCCAAGCAGAATAGCCTGGTGTGGGAGTGCCGCTGGCCGACGCATTATTTCGGTCGGTCCAAACGCCATTATCCCAACTAGTGCTAGTTTTATTTGGCAGTTGTAACATAGCTGATTACCTCTTGTAGAAACGTGATGAGTATAATGCTCATGCACGATAGTGCCTAGAACCATCCTCGCTTAATAAGCGAGTAAGGCTCATTGAGC